TATGGATGAAAGTTTTAATCCAGATAAGTTACCAGATAGATTTGAACCTTCGGCGGGTGCAGTTGATGCTGTTGGTCGAGAAAAAGCATCTCGCAATCCATTAGCATTAAACATATTTCTTACGTCAGAATTCATGCCAGAATAATCTAAATCGCTAAATGTCGCACCATTCTGGCTAGTAATGCCACGATATTCCATATCAGCGCCCCAATTACCAAAGTTACCTACAGTCCATTCTGTACCATCATAGTACATTGAATCACCATAGGATGGGGTAACATTACTTGCTACATCTGTATGAGTTGCACTAAATAATCTATGGTTACTTATTGATGCGCTGTTGGCTTCGAATCCTCCTGTCGCAGAATTATATGAAAGAAAATCGCCATGAGTAATAGTATCATCTACACCAAGCAATCTATTTGCGGTTATATTCTGTCCATAATCAAAGGCTGCCTTTGATGTTGGTAATGTATCATCTGTTGAAGATGAATCTATTGTAAGAGACTTCTTCATTTTCGATGTTATGAGCTTACCATCGGAATCAATAGAAACAAATTCACCAGAATCAAAACCTGTAATATCAATCTCATCAGCAGTAAGAGCATCAGGTGGAGTATATGTTATTACTTGCTCACCATCGACTTTAAGAGAAATACTAAGACCACCTACACCAGATGCAGGATTATCCACAGGATTGATTTTTATCAAATTCAATGCTGCACCATCGGCACCTCCCAACTTAGTATTGATTAGAGAATTGATAGATTCTTGGGTTGGTATCTTAGATGGACTTGATGGTAATATTCCACCAAAAGCATCGTTTGTCATTTCAAAGCCACTCGAAATGGCATTACCTTTACTATCCCATTTTAATACTTTATTTGGATCTGTGACATCTCCTGTAACAAAAGTTGCGGAATTACCCGAAGTCTGTTTTGCAATGGATGTTGTATTTCTTGTAAGTGCCATGATTCTATTTATAAGATTTAATATGGGTATATGATTTTTTCATCTTCTTCTTTCTTAGTCAACTTATAGTTTTCTATTGGAAGAACATAATCATTCTCTGGTGTTAAAATTGGTTTGGTTACATATCCGAAAGACATTTCGAATCTATTACACACATTTGGATTTATCTTCTTTGGAAATTTCTTTCCTTCTTTAAGAGACCTCTTCCATGCGTCTTCTTCTTTTTTAAAAATTAAGTGATACATATTTTATTATTCTGCTTTCTCAAGTCCCAATCTTAACAGTGAAGTTTCGATTAAACCCGCGTAATATGCACGCCCAGCATTTTTTGTGACATCAAGATTATAATCACATTGAGATGCAAATACACCTCCTGTTGATCTCAATGATGTAAGAGAATTTCTGAAACGAGTACCCGAGCTCTTGCCATTAGACACACGGTTAAAAATGGCGGCATTTTTAATATTAGAATTTAGCCCATTCTTGAGAAACGCTCTAGCAACGGAATTCGAAGTGCCGGGAGATGAATCTTCATCTTGAAACATGATATTGATTACATTTGTTGGTGGGTCTTGGGATGCGGCAGCTAACATATCAGCACCTCCAAGATAAATAGAATTTTCATATCCACTACCTCGACCAAAATTTCTTACCGTCACTAATGAATCATATCTTTCTTCATCATTATTATAAAAAGGAAGGAGAGTGGTTTTAAGATTATTTGCTTGCATTCTTTGCAAATCATCTAGTGTTGAATCCATTGAGCCAGAATTATCGAACCAGATATTGATTTTGGTTGTAAAACTAACCTCAACTGTACCTATCCATAAAGGAACAGTGCCGTGATATATTTGTGAAACCTCTTGATTTCCCATAAATACTTTCCCTTGAAGATTATTTAATATCATAATTAATCAACAATAATATAAACTGTGGAAGCATTTGGTGTAAGTGCATCATATTCGCCCTGGGTCAATTTGATGATTCCTGTCACAGAGCCCAAATTTGACACCTTATTATTTATTGCAACATCTTGAGATGTATTTTTGTTTTGTATTGCAGTGATATCATTGTCATTACTGGTAACTCTATTTTGTAAAACTGCTATATCATTGTCATTACTGGTAATTCTATTTGACAAGGATGTTATGTTACCATCTTGAGATGTATTTTTGTTTTGTATTGCAGTGATATCATTGTCATTACTGGTAACTCTATTTTGTAAAACTGCTATATCATTGTCATTACTGGTGATCTGACTTTGAAGATTTACATCTTTTCCTTTCAGATCTGTGATATCATTGTCATTACTGGTGATCTGACTTTGAAGACTTGTAATATCTTGTCCTTCTTTAGTTTTAAAGGTATTTAACTCAGCATCTGTTACAAAACCCTCTATATCTAGAACTCCATCAACTAAAGTTATCTTTCCTTCAGTTATCCCAGCAATTGTGGGCTTATCATATGTGAAAAATCCATCATTATATGTTAAAGTTCCATCTAATGATCTGTCTGCAGTTTTCTGTTTTAAACCTATTTCAGTTCTTGCATATCCACCAATACCTCTAATCGTGGGCTTATCATAGGAGAATATTCCATTCCCTAGATATGATAGAGTACCTGAACCAGAAGAAGGTGCGAGAGGTTGGATAAAAATATCATCAATACCAACACCACCAAGATCACTCAAAGTTGGAATAGTGGGTTGTATGTAACTGAATGTATTACTATTGGAAGCATAACTCAAACTACCCGCGGGAGCAGTTGGGGTCGGATTTTCGATTCTAACATCAATCTCGCTGAATTTTTGAGAAATCTTTGCATCCGTTTCATCATCGGTATAATAGTTGGCATTAAGAGTTGTTAAATTTACTTTTTTATCCAATGCCGTTTGCGCCGCATTAGAAATTGGTTTATTTAAATCAGACGAATTATCTACCTGATCTAAACCGATCTGATCCTTGGTTACTTCATGCGGATTTTCTCTATCTGCGAGATGTCGAGTAAGTTGGCTAAAACTACCGCTTGAAGCAATCTTTGAAATCCTATTACTAGAATTCTTAAAGAACAAAAAACCATCCTCATAGTTAATCGCTAGTTCACCATAATCGAGATCATTTGGGTGAGGTGTTGCATTAGGTCTCGATGTTTTAGTGAGTATTATTTTTGAATTCGGCATTTTCTTTTATTATAGTGAATCATTAAACTATTTGGACGAATACAAATCCTTGTGAGATTGTATTATCCGTATTTACGAGCTGTATTTCTCTGACCTCAAATCCACTTGGTATTGGAATTGGTCCATCAAATGAAGTCACGTTGATATCTGCTTTATGGACAATATTAATACTGGAACCTGCAGGTGGCACAGCAGAGAATGATATTGTATTCTTACTTTTATCTAGAGTATATGCAGATGAACTATCTTGAGATATACCATCAATATGAACATCAAACCAAACAGCCAAATCAGTATCAATATCAAAATCTAGATTATACAGAGAAGTGGTCCCATTAGCAAGTATTGTTTGCTGCTTATATTGATATACATTATTTTCTAGTGTATCTAATCTAGCGATGAAGCCATTTGTCTTTTTTCTCCATTGATCAAATGTATCACCCAGATCGACCTTATCACTATTTTCAATTCTTGTAAAATGATTGGGTGAATAAACTTTTAGGATAATCTCATTGGCTGATGGATCGTCAAGTGTAATTGTTATAGGAATGAAATTCTCTCCTGTTGGAAAGGTAGATGTGGTAGTAAATTCTTTTGTAACACTTTTACTAGAGTCAAGTGTTAAGATACCAGTAATCTGTCCATCAATCTGAGAAGATTCACCCACAAAATGATCAGCTGCAGTAATTCCTGTACCACTAATCTTATATGCATGTTGTGTTCCGATATCACCCTGATAATCATCAAGGGTAAGAATAAAACTCTCTCCAGCTACAATATATTGTTTGTTTATGCTTATGTGTGCCATATTCTTATTTATCTAATTTTGTCAGTAACAATTTCATCATTGATTTTAATTCATCAATGTCTTCTTTCATCTTACTATTTTGTTTTCCTATTTCTTTTCTTCTCAGCGCTGCTTCGTATGCACTATTATCTATATTTATGATAGCACCATTCTTGCCATCTTTTATATATTCTGGGTGATCTTCAATGGGTGTGTATTCTGTTCCAGTCATATTTAGGTTGTTGCGATCGATCTCAAACTTTTTATAACAGGAACATATTCATGGTCACCGGATGTCATGACAATCTTAATTTGGAATGATGAGAATAAAGGTAGTCCCTCTTTTTCAAATTCTACCTCTGCAAATTCTTCTCTATCGCCGTTGACGGGAATTGGATTTCCATTTTTAGGAAGCACTCTTATGAAGTCATTCTCTGAAATATTTTCTTCACCTGTCTTTGTTCTGATATAAACTCTAACATTAGAAGATGAGATTGGTCGATTAATTTCAAGGAATGTTGTAATCTGGTCTGCAGGATTGGCTAGAGAAACCTCTTGTGTGATATACCTTGCTTCTGCTGTACCATGATTAGCATCTATTTCTGAATCAACCTCGGGCACACCTGGCGCCACTTCATCTTCTCTATTTACAATATTGCGAACACCTGCTAATCCTAATCTGTCAAGATCAAGAAGTGGTGTTACAAAACTTGATGAAGTTGTTAATGTTGCTTTAAGTTTTATATCATTACTGATTGTACCTTTATTGTAATATTCTTCACTCGGTGTAACATCAACATAAGTTGTACCATCATCAATGGATAATTGATATCTGATACTTGTTTGAGGTAGATTTATCTCTTCAGATTGAAGCATTGCCTGAGAGAATATTGCTGCAGGGCTATCAGATGATGCAAGAAGTTCAAATTCCCAGTCCTTTGTTTGAGTCGCAAAATTGGCTCGATTCAACTTAAACTTGAAATCTTTATTCTGATCGGCTGTCCATGTCGAAGCATTCTGTGATTTGAACATCACACCTGTATATGGATTCTTCACAATCATTTCACCTGTGGTAACATCTTCTTTACCTATATCTGAAAGCCACATTCTATAATTATCATCATTAGATAATACAACGATTGCATATTCCACACCGGGTGAAAGATAGATGGGTGAATCAAATCTGAAGTTTGTGACCGCTGTGGCATCATCAGATATACTGACATCTTCGGGCAATAAAGTTATTTCACTACCGGGAATGATTTCCTGTGAAGGATAACCATTATCAGTAGTCACAACATAAATCTGAACAGGAACATTATTAGATTTCCTTTGGAAATATAAATCCACAGATGTAGCAAATACACCTTCTTCAATTTCTCCAATCATAAATGATTGAGCCAATGGGTCTCTCCATCTACGTCTTCTTCTTCTAACATTTCTGCTGATATTAACCCATTCTCTTCTAAGTCTAACTCTTCTAGTAGAAACAATAGTTCTTTGTCTATGTTGAATTATACCAGTGGCACTATAATTTACAGATGCTGAAGTTGTCGAATTATCAGCCTTTGCGCCAGTTGCAGAGTCATTAAGAACAACTTCTCTTTCCCCTGTTCTGAATTTATTGGCTGAATTATTTGGAATAATGAAGTAACCGTCAATGCTTCCTGCATCATCAGTTATCAATTCTTGTCTTGTGTCACCTAAAGCTGTGAATATCTGTGTTGGATTATCTTCTCCTAAGAAACTTCTAGTATCTTGATTATCTGCAAATTCAACAAATGGTGCCTTAGTTGCATATGAAGATATATCAACACCATCAAAATAGAGATGCAATTTAGTATTTGGTCTAAACAACTTACCTGTAAAATAAACTCTTCTTGATCTTATGAATGGAACAAAAGATGTATCAACAACTCTATTATTAACTGTGGTTCTTACTGTTTCAATTCGTGCTGTGGTTCTTAGACCTCGTCTAATTGATCTTCCGAAGTTGAAACCAAAGAAGAGTCTACGACCTCTACCAAAGCGGCGCCACGTATTTGTTCGTGTCCATCTAAATCTTCCAGCCCAGTTTGTTCTCCAAGAACCCCATATAGTTCCCTGTGCTCTAATACCATTTCTGATATTTCTTAGCACGTCCGCATCATTTTCTCTATTAACAATAACATCGGGTCTCTGACTTGTTTCTTTCCATTGGTCAGACGAAGGAGATAATTTCATCTCTCCCCACCATGCAGCTACGGCATAGGGATTAACACTCATGTGCATACTTGCCTTATCTTGATTGATAAGAGCAACTTCATCAGTACCATATTCGAATGGAAGAGTAGCCATACCATCAAGATGGATTCCATTTGGACGAACATTGTTTATCAGTGGATTTTCTAAAACAAATCTATTACTACTTTCATCGAATGAAGCTCTCATAAGTCCTTCGACTTTATCAACCGAAGCAGCGTAACCTGGATCAAGTGTATCTGATGTACCATGACCAAGGAAACTATCAACTACGATTCCATTCTTGAATCTTTCCATACCCGTGGTATCATCGGGAATCTGCTTTGAATTAGCATCTTTCTCCAATAAAGATAGGGTATTAAAATATTCGATATTCTTAATGCGAGATTCAAGTTCACCGATATCTCTCATTGTATATCTTCTATTATCAATATACTCATTCTCGATATCTTTAATATCAAAAGTATAAGCAGGAACATTGACCGTATAGAGATGCATCGCATTGTCTGGTATAGAGGGCTGATCTGGGTTTAGACCAGGAGTACCTTCTATCACATTAAATTCTCCAATAGAATTTACAACAACAACATCAACTCTATTAAGATAATAGTTTACCTTCGTCTCTACAACACTATTTGGATCAAAGAATGTTGTCAGACCGTTTGATCCTATTTCATCACCTCGGAAATCAATGATATCACTAAGTCTTACACCTTTATAGGAAGGAATATCTTTATAATCGGTATTGATATATGAATTTTTAGTATAATATGATCCTACACTACCGCGGATAAAATATTTAAATGTAACTACAACGGTTTCAGAACTTAGGTCTAATGATCCTGTGTATCTAATCTTTGCTTCTTTGTAAATACCATCTCTTTGTCCATCATCCAATTCGATATCACTTTTAATATCTGTAATTGGGCTATCAGATGTGATAGTGGCACTTATAATTTCGATTACATCAACTTTTCCTAATCCTCTAAATGTATCATCAAGTGTGCCCACGAATGTTTGAGTACCATGTGGTTTTGCTGCTCCTCCATCTGAAGGTGTTTTAGTTTTTATGCTTCTTTCAGATGTATCACCATCAACCTCAAAAGAGTGTAATACTGGTACAGTTTCACCGTCGGTGAACCCGTGACCAGCTGCGAGAGTCAGAGTTACTTCATTATTACTGATACTTGCGGTTTCTGGAATAATAACAGCCTCGGTTGTTCCTGTGCCTCTTTGAATGAGATAATCATCACCGCCACCCTCATCCTTAAAGATTCTTCCATCATTGCCGGTATAAGTTATTTTAACAACCCCATTCGAACCTTCACTTGAATCAAATTCACCATTAAAAAGTTCTCTTATCTTGAATGTAGAGTCAGCTGCAACCACATCAGATATATTTTCATAAGGAAGGACAATGAAACTCTCTGATATGGTGGGATCAATGATTGTGCTTGTAGGAGTAAATTTGAAATTAGTTCCAGTTATATCATTTGTATTATCGAATGAGCCGTCTATATTATAAACATACAATCTAAATTTATCACCGATATATTCGATTCCTCTTACTTTAGCAGTAGCACCACTAGTGGTTTGTGTAACATCAATTCCTAAAGCAGGTGTGCCAAAAAGACCATCACCTTCGATATATGAGCCTAGTTCTGCAGTAACAACTGCTTCGACAGGATCAACTTCGGTTGTTCTAGCCTTTGGTGCAGGAATATCAATTCTCTCTGTTGCCTCAACTCTGAAACCATCTACATAAGCAACAGAGGGTTCAATACCAATCGACATTCTAGATTCACCGTATTTTTCAACATCGGCTGGGGATGGTTGGGTTGCATCGATTAATACATCGCCGATCTCTGCAATTCCAGAGATATCTCCTTCTTCTACAGTAATTCCTGCATCACGAATTTGTTGCTCAGTATATAATCCTCTATTTTCGGAATCATTAGTATCATTATAATATTCTCTAACATCGATAATAAAAGGCTCAACGGCATAATCTCCACTCTCTTCTTCTGTTCTTCGTGCAAGGGTATTGGTGATATTATCACCCAAAATATCTGATACCTTTACTCTATCTTTTCCATCTACAATTTCTAAAATAAATGAGAATATTTCATCACTCTCATTTATATCTGAAAGCGAGCTTACATCAGAATTATTATCTACAAAGTCTTTATCATTACCCGCAACTGTTGCATCACCATCGCTGAGAAATAAAAGTTCTAAGTCGATTGCATATCTATCTGCACCAGGTGCCTTATAGTTAGGATAACCTTGAGCATTATCATAAAGAGATTCTGTTTCATCATCTTCTGCTGTTATGGTCTGTTCATTTACTCTAAAGGCAAGTTTTCCATTAGCAAGATAATCATATACAGGTTTTACAAAAAAGATTTCTGTTTCATCAGATAATACAAATTCTCCTTTTACAAAGAATATACCTGAATCTACTTTAGCAATAATCGCTTGATGTGATGCAACTAAAGAGCCAATTGAGCCATTACTTGAATCTTGAATGGGTAGGTATGGACTATCTGAGATGGTGCCTCGACCTGTCAACTCTGGATCGAGAGCTGTTTCTGTACTAATGGAAATAATTGTTTCTGCACCGCCATAATAAATGGCGCCACCCGAAATTGGGAATGTCTTAGTTTCAACACCTGTGGTTTCATTTATGTATGAATTATCATATCTCACAAAGAATCTTATATCACCATTACCAAGTTCTACATAGTGTAATACGGTAGCATTGATATAATATGTCTCGGCTCCATCAACCTCTTGATATTGTAATGTAGTTATATTATTGAGATAATGTGTCTTATCTTCCGGTCGAAAAATATTAGATTCATCAATGTTGATATCAACGGCATAAATTGAATCATCAAATTGTTTTTCTCCACCAACAACAGCGGCACCATCTTCAAATGATGCTCTACCTAATGAATCAATCTGCGATTGAAGCATAGATTGCATTTGATTAAGTTCTCGGGCTTGAACTGAAACTCCAGGCTTATATAGAATCCTTAGATAATTTTTCTCTTCTGGTGTCTTACCACCTGCAATGGATGAGGTTTGAAAATCATCTACATAAGGCGTTTGCCCAAATGTTGTAATATTATTCGGCATATTGTATTTGTTTGATTATATTTATTGAATTAGAATTGTATTACAATCCTAAGGTCTTCAATCTGATCTTGATTTCTATTAATTCTTTTTCTATTATCCACAAAAAGAACTTCACCTGTATCCTTTATATATTCACTTGTATATAAAGATAAGACATCTGAACCTTGTATAGTTACGGGAATTGTAGTTTCGGCTACAATATCACCTGATGTATCAAAAGGCAAGAAATTGGAGAGGAATTGATCTTGCTGTTGATAGTAAATCTTTTTACCACCTAGATCAACATGCACAACTTGTGCTTTGGCACCTGAACTAACCTGAGATATGATTGTACCCGGATCGAACCCTTGAAGATTCACATCACTACCACTAATCTGAATATAATTTAAGCAGTCAATTGCTTCTTCATCTGCATAGACTAGAGCCACATCTTCGTTATCAATATCATCGGGTGAATCATCTGTTCTTCTTTGAGGATTCTTTATGATTGAAATCTGTCTATATGCTGCCACTGTTAAAGACTCACCATCAACAGATTCTGCAAATCTTGCATAAACACCGGCATAATGAGCTGGAGTATGATTTGAAATATCATAACCAAAACCTTCAAGTGGCGCCAGAAGTGGGATTATCTTAATATCATCAATCTTTGTTCGATCACCATTTGTATCTACACTGTAAACTGTGATGGTGGCTTTTTTGTATCCGGCAGGTGCATTTGTATAAGAATTAACCGTATAATACAATTTATCGATGCCCGAACCAGATGCGGGGCCTTCGATTGTAAATCTACCATCGATGGTTCCAGTAGTTCCATCACTATCTACAATTAAGACATCGGCGATCTTAGTGCCAGTTGAATCGATACCCTCAAGAACAATATCAACCTTGTCTAAGTCTACTGTACCAGTTGTTTGTTCGATCTTGAATCCATAAACCAAGCCTCCTGTCGCAGCCAACGCTGCTGCTATCTCAGTTGAATCAGTCAATGCATCGGGTGAAACACTTATAAATTGATCATTATCTAATTTAGAATTAGATGATAAAGCGCCAATATAAGCCCAAACATAACCATCACCACGATCATCGCCAACCTTTTGTGTGGCTGATTGGAATGTGCCATTATCGACATGAGGTGAGAGTGATGATTCTCCGATAGTACCATTTCCATCAGTATTATTTTCAATGCAAAGATAAATTTTATCATCACTTACTGTTATAGATGGATATAGATTACCCTCAAGTTCAAAGGTAAGAGGATCGGTTGGATCATATCTTTTATATCTTCTATCTTGAGACCATAGATTCTTGGGAATCATTGGCGAACTTTCCTTAACTTTCACCAAGGTCATCAATTCGTCGCGCACATCTTGTTCTTCAGCAAGTGTCACTTGTGGAAGAGGTTCAGTAAACAATGAGCTCTCCTCGGATATTGGAGGTGTGCCAGGGTTATTAGGCCAAGGAATGAGTCTTCCTATACCAATGTAATAGTTGTTACTAGGATTATCGATGCCAGACTGAAAATCTCCGACAGCGTTTTTTCTAAATGTTGGGGTTATAATAGCACTCATATTTTTTTAATTAAATCTTTCTTTGTTTATTTATACAATTTTTATTAGTCATCAAAGCCAAATGTCGTTATTGCTGTGAAGTTATCTGCGGTATCAGATGCTCCTGTTGTGACTTTAACTCTATCAATTGGTTCAGAGGGTCGGGCTTCCACGGTCGTATCAAAGAACTCAGCCTCAACAGTCTTGATAAGTGGCTTGGTGGTAGTTAGTCCATAGAACTTAATTTTCATTTTAAAATCAAGGGTATGGATAATGGTTCTTCTTGTTTCGAAATCCCCTTCATACTCATCTTGAAAAGAAATACTCTCAAGAATAATAGGCACATCAGCAGATGAATTGGGACCATTCATATCTTTGATAGCTACGGTATATTCTGGTGTGAATGTGGGAAGAATCTGCTCCATAATTTGAAGAGCCTCATCTTGAGTCTTAGAAAGAATATTTAATTGCATACCTAGTATATAAGGCACACTTTGATTTATGACATCTTTGCCAGTTACAGTATCATTGAAATATATCTTATTATTCTTATTTAAATTTGTAGTAGGGTCATAGGATATATCTGTGATCTCAAAACTCATTCTTGGAACTTTGATCGCAACTGATTCATCTCTTTTATCTGATTCTATACTGGCAAGGAATTTTTGTCTTGGCCCATAAGAGATTGGTACTCTTTCTTCTGTGCTATTATATTTACGGACACGAATATTATTGAATATCGTTCCAAATACAGCAACAGATTTTCTTATTGTCTGATTATAAAAATGTGTTCCACTAAGCATTATCGGGTATTCCAAATGGGTTTAATTCTGAGAAATCTATGAAATTATTACCAATATCTTCAAACTCAGAACTCTGATCGGTTCCGTAGGTATCACTGGCTTTAATAGGCTCAAAGGTATCAATCGAAAGAATTGGTGTAACGGCAAATGATGACACATTAACAAGGTTACCATTCGAACCATTAGTGGGTTTGAAGTTGGAATTAGAACCATCGTCGGCACTTATTCCAGTTACATCAATGATCGAACCTGCTGGAGAATCTAGATTGTCACCAATCAGTTCTGCGATCTCACCATTAACAGTAAGACCTAGTTGATACTGTGTAACATTATCCCCAACTGCAAATTCTGTTGTCGCACCAGTGATCAATCTTGTTCTGGAGCCAAATTGGCTTTCAAATGCATCAATCTCTTCAACACCGGTATCAATTGCCTCATTACCATATTCAAAGGCTTCTATCTTGAGCTTGAATACAGGAAGATTTTGTAATTGATAGAATGGTGTCTCTTGTTCGACATATTTGATTTCAAATAGTGTATTGACCATTGGGAAGAAGATGATATCACCTTCTTGTGGTCTAGCCTCGACAGGATTCTGGAATCTACCGACAAGCTGTTCCCATCTCTTATTAGAAATTACCAATGTGGCTTGGTCTCTTATCTCTAATCCAAATTTGGATAGAAGATCACCCTCACCTTCGAAGCCATCTACATTCTCTACATAAGCCTCGATCATGTACGAGGAACCGAATTCCGATAGAGAAGCCTCATTAAAGATACCGTCTTCTTTAATTATTTTACGGGGCAGATAGTACACATCGTGCCCGTAAATGCGAAGACCTTCGATAATTATATCTTCGTAAATTCTTTGTTCAGAATTTGTCCCTTGACTGAAATATACATTTCTTGGCATATCATTATTTATCCAACAAAGAAGTGAGGTGGCATCTCGTAGGTGAGTTGCATTTCTTCTTCGATCTTTTCAATATCTTGTATAGCGTCGTCATAAATTTGGCGACCATTTAAAGTAACTCCACCTGGAAGTTGCATACCTTCAAATTTAATTAGATTCAAGCCCCATTGGCGTTTAATGAGAGCGGTTGAATATTTTTTGAGGAATCTATCATTATAAACATCTGTGTATGTATCGGGATCGAGTGTTTGATATCCTTCAACAATGATGTAGTCATCTACAGAAAGATTTGCTTCCCAATCAATTTCGATTGCCAATCTATCGGCATGTCTTGTAAATGTTGAGATGTGTTGCATACCACTAATCTGTCGGTCGATCAATGAAAGATATTGTTGACTCATCTCATAGGTCAATAATCCACCGCCGGCATTCTGCATATCAAATATATCATTAAGATGAATCTGATAATCCACGGAAAACATTCCTGTGCCTGTTGTTCCACCATCGATAGGAAAAACTCTATTCACAAAAAGCATTTTATCAGGTAGATCAATGTATCGATTATCTATATCATCCTGTGTAACTTTCTTTTTGAGATAAGTTCTGACAACGGCATCTGAATGATATTCTTGATAAAATTGAAGTGCCTCATCTATGCGATCAGAAACCTGATCTTCGTCTACATTGATTTCGATCACTGGTGCACCCAATGAGCGCATGCAATAATCGATTAATGTTTGTCTTGAATTTGGTTTAGCCATGTCTCTATTTATATTAAGCTCCAAGGGTCACACGAGGGGTGACTTCTACTTGTCCTTCAATCACTCGTGTGACGATTGATGGTGAGTCTGGTGAAAGTATTTCGAGATCATAAACATATCTTCCAGACTTTAATAAGCCTGTCTGAGCCGCGGTGAGATTACAAACTAATTCTTTATTGACACTATCAAGGGTGACCGTAAAATCTGTCTTTGCACTTGAATTGTATGTCTTTCTAATCTGACCTCTGCCCGTATAATTTGTTAGAACTAAGGAACCAACTATTGGGTTGAGATCAATCATGACACTAAAATCCGATCCCTGATCGATAAATAAATTTTTATATGTAGCCATGGTTCTATTTATATGATTTGATCACATATATATCAGAATCATTTACCATACATTTACCTACAATGGTAGATAATTCACTCATACTCTTCATATAATGTCTAGCATGAGCCATGTAACAGATATCTTTATCGGGTTCACTAGACGAATATATGTTCATTTCCTTTCCGACATCCTCTATCTGCTTCTTGATATTCTCTAAGATAGTAAAGTTATCATTCTTTACCTTGTCAGAATAGTAATATTGACCAGTCAGATCATTTGCACCGAAGTGTAGTGCCACAACAAAGGTTACCTTATCAAATTTATCGGGGTTTAGATTATCCCAAAATCCTTTATACATATCATTGATTGCTTCAAAGCCAGGGCAACAATCTCCTTCTCCCACAACATCACCCATTCGGAGGTGCACGACCAATTCATTTTCTTCTGGAATGGGATAATTGTATTTCTCTGTATGTTTTTCTATAAGACTTTTAAGAAGAATGTAATCCCACTCTTTCTCTTTTTCCATAAGATAATCAAACATTATGGTGTCTTTAAACTTTGGATTGGATAGTATCTCTGCTCTATCCCTTTCCCATCTCACACCTCTTTGGTGTATCAGATCTGTTACCCTATAAACAGAATTGTTCGATAATATTTTTACTTTATTTTCCAAACTCATAATTAAATGCAGCTATGTCTTCTGCATATCTTTGTGCGACTATTTCTCTCGTCTCATCATTATAATATTCAGTGTACAACTTATGATTTCCTTTATTTCCCCATCCAATATCTTTTCTAGGTGCACCTATACAATCGCATATATAATTAAAATCCTCTTGTAAGTTCTCTGTCTTACCTATATAATCCACATCACCAGCAAAATCTTTCATGGGTAAAAAAGAATTGGCCCATAATTTATTATCGCATTCTTTTATAAATTGATCGAATGTCTTTCTGTAAGGATTAAAATTTTTCTCATGATATTCTTTCTTCCACATTTCTTCACTGGCACCTTGGTTGATATGAAAATATAAAGAGACCAATCTTGCCCAAGGGTTTCGTATGAAAGTAAATCTAAAGTAATTATCATACTTATGAGGTATCAGGTCTGCAATTGTCTCACATCTCATATGATTTGGGTCTTCACCTGGACATTTATCCTTGGTAAATTTAATGTAGTTTGGGTCGATTACAGCGATCCCATTTTTCTCCATCGTAGCACCACCTATCTTCTGCTGTCTGATGAATATAAATTTATACTTATCTGATAAAATCATTTTTTTTTATTCTCCGAATTTATAGTTGAATATCTCAATATCTTTTGCAAATTTTTTAGATACAATCTCTACCATCTCTTCATCATAATATTCTGTGTAAGGAATATGCTTATATTGACCCATCATCTGATGAGATAATTTCTTTTTAGGTAGGTCAGCAGCAGAGGAATGAGCATTTATCAACTCAATCATTGAATCAAAATCCTTTTGTAGATTCTCATATGAAAAAGCAAAGAATTTAGGGTCATTAAAATCTAACCACTTATGTTGATAAGCATGAACATCATTTGATTTTTTCATATACTGGTCACTTTTGATCCATTCTTTAAATGAATTTCCAGAATCTCCCAATTGCCAAGTCGCCGCGGGGCATTTGCTCTCGTCTCTGCGCCTTAATTTGAAATGATAAATTGATAATTCTCTATCCCAAGGGTTTCGTATGAAAGCAAATTTGATATAATCATCATAATTATATTCTATTGTTTCGAAATGTTTTTTAACAGCATTAAAGTCATTATGGTGATGATTCCATTGACGTGGCTTCGGCGTCCCGACAGTGATATTTTCATCGTAGTCATCTTTCAAAACTCTATAAAAATAATCACGAATAGATGAACTACCTGTCTTATTGATGGCGTAAAAAATAAATTTGTGTTTGTGTGATATTCTCATTTTCCAAACTCGTAATTAAATAATTTTATATCTCTGAAGTAAAGTTTTCTTATAGCCTTAATAGTCTTATCATTATAATATTCTGTATAATGTTTCTTATTGCGGGTAGCATTAAGATGAGGTAGTTCTATATCATCCTCTCCAATATTTATCAATAGTTGTTTAAAATCTTCATCTAGATTTTCATATTTTCCAATGAAATCAATTTTTCTATTCAAGAAATGTGTTAATCTTTTAAAGTGTGTTTGTTGAAGAATTTCATGTATCGGAGTATCTAATAAAAATTCTTCGAAGTCTCTTCCTTTAATTAGATTCTTCGCTGCCAATTTATCTACATCGTTCATTCCACCGTCTTTCAAGAAAAGATAAGCGCTGAGGAATCTATCCCAAGGGTTACGAACAAAGGAGAAGAGATAGTAATCTAATATTTTTTTCTCTCGCCAGTAATAATTGGCGGGCTGATGACTATGAACATGGATACCAAAAGCATCTACAATTGAATTGCCAGCACACTTTGGTATATGTATGAATACGCACTTTCTCTTATCATCTACCATTCAAAATATTTATAATTCTTATAATCAAGAGGTGGATAGATATTTTTATTTTCAAACAATCGCTTTGATGCATTTATCTTATGAAAGTGGTACATATTAAGATCACTCTTTATATTGTAGCCATTTGTGATCGAAGGGCTATGAATCTTGATTGAATTCTTATAAGATTCTACTTTATATATGTTCTTCGCTCTTATCGGGTATTCTAATGGATCATCATAGTGTAATGTATTCTTCTCAAAGCCTGACTTAGCCCAGCAGTTTCTGAAACCAAATACATCTATATCAGAGTATTTGAGAATCATTTCTCTCAATGTGCCATCATTCCATTCAAGGAATTCATCAAAATCACAGAATAGCATATAATGATCATTGAATAGATGGAAGGCATGATTTATCTGCGCCGGCTGTGCATGATGACCATACTTATAGTGTGAGCCTTCTGGTGGCTTTTGTAATAAAGGAAAATTTACATAACGAAAATCCCAATTAATCAGTGTGACATCATCATTCTCAAGAATTTTTATTTGATCATCACTCAATATGCCATTATAATAAATATAAAAATGATCTGCTCCTTGAGCCTTGTAGTAATTATACCATCTCTCATACTCTTCAATATCATATTTAAATAGTGTCGAGACAGAAAATAATTTTTTCTCTTCTACATGAGGAACTAATTGAAATGTTTCATGTATATCTTTCAGCTTGATGCTGACATCATTAATATCCAAGACATTCTTTATCTCATACTTTGTTATCCAGAAGGGTTCACCGTTCTCTGTTTCGGTTCGCCAATCTAAAGATACTTTATTTTCTGTAAGTTTAACTGGTTCGCCGTTTACCCTTATCACCCATTTTTCTAATCTTGGTCTGGGTTTATAATAGACTGGCTTTATTATATAAAGCAGATTATCTTTAATAAACACATCAAAATATAAGATGTCTTTATCATCTATGTAACAAGATTGAATATTATAGAATTCCATCATTTGATCTTTAGAATATAAGCAGTTTGATACATGCTGTGATAATAGGGTATAATTTCAATGATATCGAAAATTTTATTGAGTCTAGAAAGAATAAATTCATTTGAATACCATACACCAGTTTGCCATGGTCCCTCATTGAATGTTAATTTCCCAAAAGGTTCTTTTAAATCTTTTATAAGGCCAAGAGCCTTGCGAGGACCTGTATATATACACTTTCCCATTTCATTATATTTTGGAGGATTTATTTTTTCTAAGTTCTCTATTGCTCTCTCATCATTAATAGATATGATAGCCAGTCCTCTATCTTTATTCATCACCCGAGCTAATTCTAAAAGCCATGCATCCGCGAGTTCGGCGATATGAGTAAATACAGATTCCGCAAAGATAAAATTAAAAGAATCATCTCGAAATGGCAAGTGCGGTGAGGTAGTATTCATAAAGAAATTCAGATTACTGGGCAAATTCTGTTGAGCCCAAGTGATGGCGGGACCATCTATATCCACACCCCAAACATCCACACCCCTTGATGCTTCGGGTTCAAACCATCGAATCAATCTGCCCGAAGAACAACCAAATTCCATGATCTTGTCGCCTTCTTTTAGTTCTCCTAAATGTTTTTCAAAAGATTTTCGATATGTTTCGGCATTTATTGATGCTTGGTAAATATATAAATCATCATGATTTAAATTATACCAGTGTCTCATCCTACCATCTGGTGGACATATAGAATTTGACTCTTTTTCTTTTCCCGAATTAAGAGATATATGATTTATATCAGTATCATTATTAATAAAGATGCCAGAATTTGATGTAGATTCATTACTCATTCACTTTTTTATTTAATTTTTCTATTCTTTTTATGGATTCTTTTACCATATCATTTCCTGCGCTTTTTAATATTTCATTTCCCTGCATTAAATTGTCTATAACAATCTGAGAATTATCTTTCTTTACACTGTCATTTATATAAGTTTTAATATCATCAATTCCGAATATATTTATACCTTTTAATCCTAATTTATGAAACTTATGATCTGGTGGGAAATTAAAGATGGGTACATTCAATGAGAATACTGCATCGAATATCTTCTCTGTGATATAATTAGGTGCAAGGGTATTTTCCATAGAGAGAAGATACCGTGAACTCATACAGGATTTCATTTTATGATAGTGCCATGATCTATTATCTCTTGCGTTTGAAACACAAGTTTTACCAGACTGTATCGACCATCCTTTTCCATCAAGGTGATTTTCTTTATCTTTTCCTATCTCTTGTGCTATCTTAGACCTGCGAACAATATTACATTCATCGTATACCTTTGATACCTTTTTTTCGAATCTTCCATTTGCTTTACCCACGAGCCCTTGGATATTTATTGGTCTCTTTCTCCATATATCAACAAGTTCTTTATCTGTCTTATATGACCACTGCATCGACATAGTGATATATTTCGCCACAATATCTGGGTGATGAGTGAGATAATATGGTAGTGTGTCGAATTCAAAGATATCACTATTAAAATGATTCAACTGTGTTATCTCATGACCGTTCCATTCAATCACATTCTCTTTTAATTTCTCTGGTGTGCACACATTCGAATATAAATCCCATATAGGTTCATCCGAAAAAGAATAGAGTCGTGCATTGATCTTTTCTTTTCTCTGAAGGAAATCATGTTGATGATAGAATGGATCGGTCAATAGGATAATATCTGCATCATCCATATCTTCAACCACTCTAAAAACCCTTTCAATTCTCCACCTGTAATTAGATGAATTATAAATGGATGCCTTCTCTGTTACACTCAGAAATAATTTTTTCTTCATCCTGTGATATATGCGGTATATAATTGATGTGCGGGTTCTTCCACTATCTCATTGGCTATCTTAAATAAATTTTCTCTCATCTGCCTAGATTTTTTTAGATATGAAGTTAATACTTTGTCCAGATTATTAAGGTCTTTACTTTTTATAATAACACAATTATCTTTTAGATCAGCAGATCGGGTTTTGTAAAGTTCGGGCAGATTATCAATGAATACGGGGATCGATCCTGCATTGATTGCCTCCCATATACGAATACTGTTATGACCTGTTCCTGTTGGACATAGACAAAAATGTGAATCCGATAATTGTTTTATATATGATTTGTCCACAAAGATTTTCCCCTCTGTTTCATTCAATTCAAAGCCATCCTTTCGAAATTTACTATAATACCAACGATCAATGATTCTTATATTATTATTTTCTACTTTGGCTATCTTCGGTCGTATATCATCGATATACATATCACTATCACCACAACCAGAAAAACAAAATAATTCTTTTCTTTTCTTAAAATATTTTTTTTCTTTCAGAGGCTTTTCGATCTGAATAGGGTGAAGATAATAAGGTTTAACATTATGCTTTCTCTTAAAGGTATTCTCCCACGGTTTTGAATAGAATAAATTATTCTCATTATAATTTCCCACACTAAGAGAGCGATCACATAGATGAGACCAGAATACAGTATCAACTCTGAATTTACTAAAGCATCTTTCGTAGATAAAAGGAGATGTGAGTGCTACATGCTGATGAACAGTTAACACCTTATTGTATGTGCCTTTCATCTCTTTCAAGCGCGCTTGTATTTTCTTCAATTCCACCAGAAGAGCGCAGTATGTCTTATAAGATTTTTTACAATCTTGCACACCTACGTGTTGCATATAAGAATCGATATATTGTGCCCAAGGGAATCCGATATAAACATTAGGGCTATCAACAAACCTATCGATTTCCTTCATGTGTTGTAGTGCCTTCCATTCTGTGGAATTTGGCTTTTGGAAATACTCGTCAATTGATATTATCATAATTAAGAATATGTATTTATAAATTCTTATACATATAATCCACCAAAGATGGTTTCGCGAAAGAGTTTCTTCGGAATATATCTATGGGGCTTAATCATTAATTTTGTATTGATATAGTTGGAAATGACATCTTCAGTATTTTTCTCTATCTGATCTGCATTGGGTGAAGGGCCATGCATCGCGATGAATGTTATGTCTACCTCTGCATGTGAAAAAGAATGTGCTTTTTCTCTACCATTCAAATGATTCGTTACACTTGACAAATGTATACCCCAATGTCTATTAGGAAATTTTATATCTTGAATAGGAAGTTTATATTTATTATATACTGGAGTTTCCATTGAATCATTGTGTCTTAAATATCTTTCATTACAAATATGATGAACGATATACTTATTCATTTTTCCACTTATCTTTCTATAATCTCCAGGTTGTATCTTATCCAGAATCCGAGCGCTTGTCACGAAAGGTGCTATCCATACTTTCTCATGAGGCTTTTCACTAATGAAATTTGTATAATTATGGTATGGATAAAAAGTAATATCATCTGCACATTTGTGTTCTTTTATCTCATTATTATTTTGAATCTCATCAAGATCGCTAAATCTTATCAGATCATCAGGCTGAGTAATATTGAGTATATGTTCTTTAAAGATTGAACGATGATAGTGTTCTACTTCCCATCTATTGGTTTTAACAAAGATGGATTTGCCCGTGCTTACTGTCGATCTAAAATCACCCCAAGTTGGCTTGGGTAATTGCACCTTAAAATAGATAATCCTATCAAGGTATTTTTCAAATAGATGTTTATATCTTTCGAAATAATATGGCTTTTCCAAGCCACTGTGTGTTTTATCACCTTCACATATGACAACATAATCAAACACTTTAAGATCGTGCTTGATTCTCAATTCTAATAACCATATTTCATTATTGAATAAAAGGCAATTATACTTTTTCATTATATATCTATTCGACCAATATCAACCATAACTCCAAATCGAGGCTTTCCATCTGGTGTTAGATTCTGATATCGAATAGTTGCCATCTGACCAATGAATTCACTTCTCTTTTCCAAGAGTTCTGTAAAGTATTCGTGAGTTCCTTGCATCGATGCTTCGAATTCTACACCATCCTTCGTCACACAACGGACTCGACCAGCCATAGTGGCTCGCATACCCTTACCCGCGGTGATATCAATCACCTTGAATTCATCATCCGTGAACTGTTTATATTTAAGAAGTTTCTTTGATCGAGTATGTTCATAAACCATAGATGGATCACGTAACATAATTCCTTCGTAACCTTCTTCAATGCACTCAGCATGATATTCATCAATCTGATCATGTGT